TGGCCAGCCAGAGCTTGCCTTCGTAGGTGTAGTAGCTGTCCTTGGTGACATCCATGCCGTAGAGGAAGGCGAAGGGATGTTCCCGGCTGCCGTCCGGCTCTTCACCGGTCTCCGGGTCCACGGACAGCGGACGGTACACGGCCAGCAGCCCGGCGGCATCCGGGGGCTGGTTCTCGATGGCGGTCACTTCTTGCATCACCTCATAGACGATGCCCTTGTGGGCCAGGCGGTAGCCCTTGGCGTAGGTCTGGCCGGCGGCCCAGTCCGTGAACAGTCCGGCTTTGGCGAAGGTGGTGAACTCGGCGGCGGTGAACGCACCCGTCTGCACCATATCCGCCTGCATCCGGGCCATGAGGATGCTGCGCGACTGCGCCCTGGCCTGTGCTGCCAGCTCTTCTTCCGTGGGCGGGCGGTTGGCCTCTTCTTCCAGACGGGCCTTCTCCTCTTCCCACAGGGCCACGAAGGGGGCCACGCGCTCTTCGTAGTCGTCGGCGGAAAGTTCTTCGTTGGGCAGGCCGTCGCCGGGCTCCACATGGCCCGCGCCGTCGTGCCACTGGAGGGCGTGGAAGGTCTCGGATTTGATGCCGTCCAGGAACAGCACTTCCCCGTCCACAGAGATGATGCCGTCGGACGGGATGACGGTGACGTGTGTTTTCATGCTAGACCACCTTGATGAAGTAGTTCATGGCGAGATGCGGGTCGGTGTGGGTGCCGGATACCGAGCCGGACAGGGGATGCGTGTGGGAACCGTTGCCGCCCGTTGCGGAAGTATTGGAACTGCCGCTGTCGTATAGGTTCCCGCTCTCCATATACCGTCCTTTAGTCGATATGACGGCAGAGAACGGGTGCGTGTGGCTGGGCATCTGCGTTGTACTCAGCGTCGTGGCCCCGGTACTGCCGGAAAGATCCACAGCGACATCTTCGCTGCCGCCTTCCGTGCCTTCGGGCTCGGCTTCGCTGGCACCGCGGACATAGCGGCCCCGCAAGTCAGGCACGGTGCCATCCTTGCCGTCGCTGCCGCCGTCGCAGAGGATCCATTCTTCGCGTGCCTGCTCTTCTCCGGGCATGATGGCCCGGCGTCCGTCACTGCCGCCCGGCGTCGCGCCCCAGATGGGGACGGGCACGAAGGGTGGGAACATGTCCCAACAGTCAGGTCTGGGCACCCAGCTTGCGTCCAGCGTGCCGTCTTCCCCGGCCTGGGGCACGGTGTTGGCCGCCGCCGTGGTGCTGGCCAGCACGCCGCCACGCTGGGAAGCACTGGCCTTGCGGACGCGCAGTTTCCCATCTGTTTCGAGTTCAAGGCCGTCCTCGTTACCGGTCTGGGGCATGACGCTGCCCAGGCTGGTAGGGGTGGCGATGGCCGAGGCCCCGGAATCGCCCTTGGGGATGCCGAGATGCAGGATGCCGGTCTCCGGGTCGTAGTCGCCGCCGGCGGGCAGTCCGGGATCGAGCGTGGACACCTCCACCTGCAATCCCAGGATGGACGCGGCGCTCTGGGCGGCCCTGTCCTCGCTCCCTGCCGCGGCCTCCGCGCTCTGGCGGGCTGCCGTGGCGCTTTGGGAGGCGTCGGCGGCACTGGCGGCTGCCGCTGCCCGGCTTTGGTCGGCGGCTTCTGCCGAGGCAGCTGCGGCCTGTGCGCTGGCTGCGGACTGCGAAGCGCTGGACGCTGCTGCGGATTCGCTGGCCTGGGCAGCTGCGGCGCTGGCCTGGGCGGCCTTTCCCGCCTGCAGGATCTGTTCGGCCATCTTGATGGGCGTCTCGTCACTGGTGGGGGGCAGGATGACCGCCCGCTGGAGCTGTTCCAGCAGCTGCTGGCGTTCGGCCGTGGCCCGGTCGAGGCCTGTCTCGATGACTTCGGCATCGAAGCGGGTCCCGGACACCAGGTCGATCTGCTGTTCAAAAGGCATGTTGCGGGTGATGGCCAGTTTCCAGCCCGCGGGCAGGGGAGCGCCTTCGTGGAGGTAGGTCACGCTGCCGCCGTCGTCGTTCAGGCGGGCGGTCCAGCCGCTGGCCGGGCGGCTGTTGCCGTCGGGGCCGGTCAGGGTGACGGTCAGTTGTTCCGTTCCCCAGACTTTGAAGGAAAAAGGAAAATCCGTGGCCGTACCGTTTCCTTCGAACAGGG